CTGGCTGCGGCACAAGCTCGGGCTGAAGTGCCGCCAGCTCGCGGCTGATCACGCCTTCGTGGCGTGCACCTGGACCACGCCCTGGCCGAGCCCGGAGCACTGCGGCTGGCGGGAGCACCCGCAGGCGGTCACCTGCTGGCTGCGGGAGCGGTGCCACGCATGAGCACCCGGCAGGCGCTGCCGGGGGAGCACCTGTCTCCCGCCTGCGGCCATCACTGCGGCATCCGGTCCACCGCCGATGAGGGCACGCTGTCCTTCATCGGGCACTGCCCATGTCCCGAGTGCGGCTGCATTTACGCGGACAGCCCGTGGGCAGATCCTGGGTACACGGGCATCAAGGATGACATCGCGGCGATAGCCCGGCCGCCGCGCACCCCGATGTGCGACCGCTGGTATGAGCGCTCGGGCGGGGTGCGGCCCTGGGACAGCGCTGGCTGTTGACACTGGGCGATGGCACCATGGGGTTATCCGCCGCTGAAGGAGGACCCAGGTGACCGTCTTCTACATCGACATCAGCTCGTACCAGGCCGGGATCAACCTCGCTGGCTGGCACACCGTCTGCGCCAAGATCTCCCAGGGCACCGGCTACACCAACCCCTACTGGACCCGCTTCAAGGGCAGCGCCGCCAACGTCGGCGCGTACTTCTTCGGCTACCACTTCCTGACCGCAGGCAACGGCGCTGGCCAGGCCGACTACTACTGGTCCAGGGCCGGAAGGCTGCCCGCCATGATCGACTTCGAGCCGAGCAACACCCGGCCCGGCATGGGGGACGCGATCTCCTTCTGCGACCGGCTGCGGGCTCGCGGCGGCATCGTGAACATGGTCTACCTGCCGCACTGGTACTGGCAGCAGATCGGGTCGCCGTCCCTCACGCCGTTCATCAACCGGCACCTGCACCTGGTCAGCTCCGCGTACAGCGCCTACTCCGACCACGGCGGCGGCTGGGCTCCCTACGGCGGGATGCGGCCGGACGTGTGGCAGTACACGTCCACGATGAGGACCGGCGGGTTCGGCCAGGTGGACTGCAACGCCTACAAGGGCACCTTCGCCCAGCTCGCCGCCATGGTCGGCGGGCATGCCGCAGCGCCCGGCCCGCAGCCGCCGCACCCCGCCCCGGCGGGCATGCTCACCGTGCCGGACTGCGCGGGCAAGACCGCCGGGAACGCGCACAACCGGCTGGTGGCCGCGCACATGATCCCGGCGGCGGCCACCGGGCAGAAGGCCAGCCAGATCTGCTCGGGCCTGGCCCCCGTGATCGGCTCCGACGTCAAGCCCGGCACGACGGTCACCATCATCGCGGGCGACGGCCCGCTGCTGCGCCAGGGCGATGCCAGCGGGTGGGTGCGCCTGGCCCAGCACGACCTGAACAAGACCAGCGCGGGCATCGCCACGGACGGCGGATTCGGCCCGGCCACCAGTGCCGCCGTGCACACCTTCCAGGCCAGCCACAAGCTGACGGCGGACAGCGTGATCGGCCCGGCCACGTGGGCAGCTCTCGGCGCGCTGTGAGCCGTGCCGAACAGCCACCCGGATGACTCACCGGTCACCTGGGGACGCTATTCCGCCGAGATGGAGGCGTTCGATGACCGGCTGGCCGCGCTCCGGGACCAGAACCAGGCCCAGTCCATCCTGCTCGAACGGTACGGCGACTCGCTGGCCACCGCCGAGGAAAACCGGCGCAGCCTGTCCGAGCGGGTTGACCTGCTGCGCAAGCAGGTCGATGAGCGGAAGCAGCGGATATGGACCCTGGTCACGATAATCCTGACGGGCCTGGCGCTGCCCCTGCTGCTGACATCGGTGACGGTGTTCTTCCACCGGCACGGATAACCGGCTGGCAGTACGCCGTGATCGGCCTGGCGGTGCTGCTCGGGTGCTTCCTGGGCTGGCAGTTCTGGCTGATCTGGTCGCTGCACAACGAGAACGCCCAGCTCCAGGCCCAGGTCGCGCGCCTGTCCGGCACGGTGTGCCTGTACCAGCAGGCAGCCGTCGAGCTGGAGATGCAGCTCATCGCCCACGGGCTGCCCGCGATCCCCGGCACGGCCCTGATGCCATGTCCGCCGCCCGGTGGCTAGAGTAGGTGCGGACACGAGCAAGGAGAGCAGATGGCTGACCTGTATTTCGACGGCCCGGAACCGCCCGAGGGCAAGGAGTGGTGCGCGGTCTGCGTGATGCTGGCCAAGCAGCACGTGGTGCACGAGCAGCAGGCGATGGTCTCCCTGGCCAGCCGGTCGGCGGAAGACGCCCCGGCGGTGCGGGTGAACATGGCGCGGGACCTGGCCGGGACCGAGCTGAAGCCCGCCGTCACCCACGCGATCAGCACCGTCGTGCCGCAGTTCGGCGCGCTGCCGGTCTGCTGGAGCCATTCGCTGGGGCTGGAGCTGATGCCCGGCGGCGTTGCTCCCGCCAGCCCGCAGGAAGCGGCCATGTTCGGCCAGGCCGCCCAGCTCAACTCCCGGAGGAAGCAGTGATCACATCCAACGAGGCCGCGATCGAGCAGGCCGTGCAGGACAAGGGCCTGACCGCGCCGCGCGTCACGCCCGAGCAGGTCACCGGCAAGATCGTGCGCGAGGACTACCACGTCTTCCCCGGCACCACGGTCACCGTCTGCGCGCTGACCCTGGCCAACGGGTTCACCACGGTCGGGCACAGCGCCGCCGCCAGCCAGGAGAACTTCGACGCCGAGCTGGGCCGGTCCATCGCCTACACCGAGGCCCGCGACAAGATCTGGGAGCTGGAAGGTTACCTGCTGCGGCAGCAGCTCTCCCAGGTGACCGAGAACAAGCCGCCCGGCTGATGAGCGGCGGCGGGATCGAGACCAAGGTAGCGGCTGGCAGCGTCACGTACCTGGCCGCCGGGTACCTGTCCGGGCTACTGGTCGAGATCGTGCCGTGGCTGCGGGACAACCTGACCGCCGACCAGAAGCAGAACCTGCCGGTCATCATCGCCTGGCTGCTCGGCGCGGTAGCCGCCTACTTCTCGCCGCACACGCACCGCCCGGACCTGGCCCCGGTGCAGCCGCCGGAAGGGGGAGCGCCGCCGCCGGGCCTGCCAGGGCGGTAAGTAGGGATCTCCCTACCTACTAGCCGCCAGGACCAGCCCGACCGGCAATAATTGTCGATCGCTCGACAACTACCGGCTGGCGTTGCTCACGCCCGCTGCCAGGCCCGGCACCATGTTGACGGTCAGCGGGGGCTCGGCTGGCGGGACCGGGGTGCCGTCCGGCGCGTAGATCGCCAGGTTCCCGGCGGCCAGCAGCGGGGCCTGCTTCGCGGTCGCCCAGAAGATCCCGTTAGTCGGGACCGGCGGGCACGGCCCGGCCTGCGACCAGCGCTTGAGAGGACGCAGGGCCTTCATCAGGACGGGGCTAGCCGGGAATGTCACAAGCCCACGATACGCTGTAGGGTGTAAACACCCGCCGAGACCCGGCGGCAACGATGAGGGAGAACATACCGTGAACGAGCGCGTGAGGATCTACCGCGAGATCGAGCGCCTGACCCTGGAGCAGGCCAGGCTCTACGACGAGCTGGCCGGGCTCTACGGCGAGCTGACCAAGACCTACGAGACGGCGGCGCAGTCATGAGGACGATCTACCGCTACAAGGTGCCGGTGGATGACCGGGTGCACGAGCACAAGCTGACCGGCAGGCTGCTATCGGTGGCCAACGGGCCGGGCGAGCCCCGCGACGTGGAGTTCTGGGCCGAGCACGACGACACCCTGCCCGAGTACGCATTCAAGTTCCTGGTGATCGGCACCGGTCACCCCGTCCCCGAGGGCGGGACGTACGTCGGCACCGCGCCGCGCACCCGCGAGGGCCTGGTGTGGCACCTGTACTCCTGGCCCGCGAAAGTCGTGGTGAGGGGACAGTGAAGGCCGACGACCTGCGCAACGAGGTCAACGCCCAGATGCTCGAATGGGAGCAGACCGAGCCGCGCTCGCGCCCTGAGCACGAGGCGGCCGAGGCGTTCACCCGCGCCTGGGCCGAGCTGGACGCGCTGATGCGCGACGGCAAGGAATCCCCGCCGCTGGAGTGGGCGAACAACGTCGTCCTGCTGGGCGGCACCGTGCAGGTCCGCGACATCGAGCTGATCCTGGAGCGCGTGAAGCACCAGGTCACGCTGACGCCGTACGAGAAGGCCGCCGTCGCCCGGCTGGAATCCGCCGCCGGGAAAGCCAAGACACGATGACGATGGGAGACCGCATCAAGATGGGCACCAGCCAGGCGGCGGCGTCCGCCAGCACCGCGCACATGATCGCGGTGATCGCGCTCCAGATGATCCGCGAGGACCCCGTGCTGGTCGTACAGCTCCAGCAGGCCGCCAGGAAGGCCAAGACCCCGTTCAACCCTGACCGGGTGGACGCCAAGGCGCTGGAGATGTCCGAGATGGCGCTGACCATCATCGGGCAGAAGCTGCTGCGCCACCAGGGGCCGCTGGCGACGTTCCAGGTCGTGATCCCGCACACGCCGGACGATGACGGCCTGGAGCAGAGCGCCGGGGCGCTGGCGGTCGGGTCCTTCACCACGGAGTGGGTACACAGCGACCCGGAGCGGTTCGCCGCGTTCGCGGGGTGGATGTCGGACACCCACCCCGGCGCGGTCGAGCCGAGGGAGATCAAGCGCAGCGCCATCGAGGGGGCCGACCAGCTCCTGACGCTGATGGCGCACGCGGCCAACGTCATGGCCGACGAGCCCGAGGCGGTGCACGATGACAGCACTTGACGACGAGCCGATGGTGGAGGTCCCGGTCGCCCGGCTCCAGTGGATGCGCGAGCGCATCGCGGAGCTGGAGGCCGAGACCGCCCGGCTGCGCGGCGAGATGGACAACATGCAGGCCGACCACCACACGATCCACGTCAAGACCAGCCATATCCAGGAAGCCATGGCGATCTGCCGCGAGGAAGACCCCGGTACCGTGTTGCGCGAGACTGACGGCCAGCGGCGGGACTACGTGCTAGGCGAGGACCAGACATGGACGGCGAGGTAGAGCACCCCGAGCGCCAGGCCGAGAACGCGCTGCGCGAGGCGATGCGCAAGCTCGACACCGAGGCGGCCGACCAGCTCATGCGGGATAACCGGGAGCTGGCCGCTGAGGTCAGGCGGCTGGAGAACGAGGCCCGGCCGAAGTACCCGCCGTACCCGGCCTGCGACGGCGGGCCGGACTGCCAGTGCCCGTTCCACTGGCACATCCGGGCGAACGAGGCCAACATGCGGGCATCGTACGGCCTTGGCGTCCCGCTGCCGGTCGAGGAAGCCGCGCTGCGCGAGCACCGCCGCAGGCTGGCCGAGGGCTGGCATGACGGTGCCTGCACCGGCTGCGGGACCGAGAACGAGCAGGTCAAGGGACCGGCTGGCGCGGAGCTGTGCCAGTGGTGCGACGAGCTGCGCATCATGGCCCCGGCCCCGCTCCCGCCGAGGCCCGTCCCGGCACCACGGCGGGAGCGGCACTGGGACCGGGCCACCGCGATGGCCATCGTGTTCTCCGGGTGCGCGCTGATGGCCGCCGGGCAGCACCTGATCGGGCTGCTGGTCTGGATCGCGGGGGTCATCTACCGCTTCAAGCTGAAGTGATCTCGCGCTGCGCCCGCTGCGGCGAGCGCATCCGCGACTGCACCGGCTTCGCGCGGAGCGGGTACGTGCTGGTCACGGTGCCTGACTGGTACCACATCGCCACCGGCTGGAGAACGTGTCCGGGCGGTCGCGCCTGGCCGGTCCTCTGCGTGGACGTCATCTGCCCCGCGCACGACAAGGAGGACCCGGCCTGCCGGGTGTGCGACATCGCGTCCCAGGTCAGCTTGTTCTTCCACAACGACGGGCGGTGCATCGAGGCGCTGTGCCGGTACCCGCACGCTTGATGAGCCGGGTACACGGGGTTAGGCTGGCTGGCCATGCGGTCAAAATCAGCTCGTGCCTGAACGAGAGCCCAGGCCCGCCTTAGCGGCGGGTCCTGGGCTCTCGCATGTGACACCGGCAAAGCCAGGACAGCGCGAGGCCGTCTTGTTATCGTCGGTGAGGACACAGCGCTGCAAGGGGCAAGACCTGGAAATCCCCCCGAGTAGCGGCCATCTCTGCGAAAAGGGTACACATGCAGCGCATATCTGCGCACCTGCCCGCCGCTATCCGCCGTAATCTCCGGTGGGCCTGGATCTCTCTCATCGCGGTGCTGCCCGGCCTGATCAGCGCCGCCCCGTCCCACGCGGCTGCCACGGGCGTACGGGACACCCCTGACCTGCACTCTAGCCGGGATGCCAGCGTGATGCGGCTGGCCGTGCGATCGGTGCTGCACGCCGCCCGCGCGCACGCCGACCGGGCACTGGCCCTGCACACGGTGCGGGCTGGCGAGTCGATCTCATCGGTAGCGGTCAACGCCTGCCACGGCCAGGCCCGGATGTGGACCGGCATCTACGCCGCCAGCCGCGCCGCGCACCTGACCGCGCGCAACGCCAACGTGCTGAGGATCGGCCAGGAACTGGCGCTCAACTGCGCCTACCTGCCAGCCGAGCTGAAGTACGCCCAGTCGATGACGCCGAGAGCGGTCACCACGGCGGCCTATACCTGGCACGCGCAGCCCGCGCACCACGGCCCGTTCCTGTGGGGCGACGGCGACGGCGACGGGCTCGACCTGGACCACCCGCCAGCCGGGTGGGCGCAGCCCCGCAGCAGCGGCCACGCCTACCGCGCGGTAACCGTCTACCGGGGCAGCAGGTCCAGGAGCTACAGCAACTCCAGCTACCGGGGCTCGGGCGGCTGCCAGTCGCACATCATCGCGGACGAGTCCGGCGGCAACGCCCGCGCGGTCAACCCGTCCAGCGGGGCGGGCGGTCTCTACCAGTTCCTGCCATCGACCTGGCAGGGGCTCGGGCACTCCGGGCTGGCTCAGAACGCCAGCGTGGCCGAGCAGAACCAGGCGTACCACCAGCAGGTGGCCCAGTCCGGCTACTCGGCCTGGGCCGCCAGCGGCGGGTGCTGAGCCATGCGGCGCTATGCGTGGTTGCTGGCTGCCATCACGCTGATGGCCAGCTTCCTGATCACCGCACCGGCCGCGCACGCTAGCACCGGCAGCCTCGGCGGCTCGATCCTGGACACCGCCGAATCGCGTACCGGTGCCTGGTACTCCTACGGCGCGGCCGGGCCGGGCGCGTTCGACTGCTCCGGGCTCGTGGTCTGGGCGGCGGCGCAGCACGGCATCAGCCTGCCGCACTCCACCTACGCCATGCTCGGCGGCACCGCTCACCTGGTGCGGATACCGCTTGCCGATGCCCGGCGCGGTGACCTGCTGTTCTTCGGCTCCGGGCACGTCGAGTTCGCCACGATCTGGACGAACATGAGCTTCGGCGCGCATCACAGCGGGACAACAGTGGGCTGGTCACGGTGGTGGCCGGGAAGCTACGAGCCTACGATGGCTATGCGTTTTATATGAGCGTTCGTGATCGTTTCGTGATCGGAAGCGTGTCAACACCCCCTGGGGGGCGTGTAGTGTAAACGCGGGCACCCGGTGTGTGCCCTGGTACCACGATCACGATGGAGATCACGATGACCTGGAAAGCCTCGCTGATACAGGGGGGGCGGATCTCGGTCAGCCACGGTAAAACAACGAAAGGGACAAGTATGTCCGTCAGGACCAATGTGCTGGCAGTAGCTGCCGCATCCTGCATGATGGTCGGCCTGGGATCGACTGCCGCATTCGCCGGTACGCCGACCCCCGAGCCGTCCGTCACCGAGACGTTCACCCCGCCGCCGCGCCCGGTGCAGACCTGCGCGCCGACCCGGCCGATCACCTTCGCACCCACGGTCAGCCCGACCGATGAGGTCAGCCCGACCGATGGGCTGTCCAGCCAGCCGGATCTCCGCACGGTCAGCCCGACCGGCAAGCCGACCGATCACCAGCGCCCCGTGGTCAACCCGCTGCGGTGCTCGCCTGAGCAGTTCGTCGCCCAGATCACGGCGCTGGGCAGCACCGTGGTCCAGAACCGCGTCATCGCGTCCGGCCCCGTCTTCGGTACCGGCTCCGATGACCTGTCCCTCCAGACCAACACGCGCGACGTGTTCGACCTGCCGGGCTTCTTCCGCTCGGTCAACGTGGACCACACCGGTCTCGCGTTCCCGAGCATCGACCTGCGGCTGTGCGTGGCCTCGGTCAACCAGCTCGGCCTGTGGAGGTTCAACCGTGGCACCGGGCTGTTCCGCAACGCGGTCGGCAACGGCACCTTCCTGCTGACCGGCCAGTGGGTGTTCCCGACCATCAGGGGCGTCTGCTCGCTGCGCTTCCTGCGCGGCAACCCGATCCTCCAGAACCGGATCACGCCGCGCTACACCAACATCCAGGTGTGGGCCACCGGGCTCGCCCGCCGCTGAGGTACTAACCGCAGCCGCCCGGCACCGGAGGGCGGCAGGCAACGCGGTTACTGGGAGCCCCGCAGCTACGGCTGCGGGGCTCTCGTGTTGCACAATGAGGGCATGCCGAGCACACCTCCCACGCCTCCCGGTTTCGGCACCGCGCTCTGCGCCGGAACCAAGCGCGGCGGCGGCCGGTGCGGCAACGTCGAGGTCGAGGGCCTGGAGTACTGCCTGCACCACATGCCCGACGAGCTGCTGGAGGAAGCCGAGCAGGCCACCGGCTTCCGGCGCTGCCGCCACGAATACGGCACCCCGGCCGCCTGCCACTTCTTCGCGGTCGCCGGGACCGAGCCGCCGCGCTGCAAGAACCACGGGGCCAACGAGGGCTCCAACACGTCCAAGGGCGCGGCGCTGCGGCTGATCAACGGCCAGGCGGACGAGCGGGCTGGCGAGATCATCGCGGAGTACGGTGCCGACCTGGCCAATCCCCGGCCGGTCGAGGACCCCTACGTTGAGCTGATGCTGCTGGCCGGGGAGATGCGCGAGTGGAAGAACCTGCTGCGGGGGCGGGTGCAGCTCCTGAAGCCAGCCCAGTACCGCTACGCGGGCAGGACCGGCGAGCAGATGCGGGCCGAGATCGTGCTGTACGAGCGGGCCATGGAACGGCTGGGCTCGATGCTGGTCGCCATCGCCAAGCTCAACCTGGACGCCCGGCTGGTCGGCATCCGCCAGAACACCCTGGACATGCTCGACCGGGCGCTGACCCTGGCGTTCACCAGGGCCAACGTCCCGCCCGAGAAGATGGAAGCGGCACGTGAGACCTTCCGCAAGCACATCAAGATGGCGTCATAGCCACGGCCTGAGAGGCGCGCTGTGGCGGCTGTTCAACCGGACGCTGGTCACCGATGACCGCCGCGACTGACCAGACCAAGTGTCTAGCGGACACTTGATATGACTGCCACTGCTGATGACGTCATCCTGGCCGAGTGGGACGAGCGGCTGGCTGAGCCGGTCAAGGACCCGCGCGTCCGCTGGCGCTCCGGGGTGGCCCGGCCCGAGCAGGTGCTGCCGCCGCTGGCCGACCCGTGGCGCGTGTTCTATCTCCAGGGCGGCCGGGGCAGCGGCAAGACCCGCGCCGGGGCTCAGGGGCTGGCAGACATCATCCTGGACGACACCGACACCGAGGGCGAGTACGGCATCATCGCGCCCACCTACGCCGACGCCTGGACCAAGTGCGTCGAGGGCGAATCCGGCATCCTGCGGGCGCTGGGCACCTCGATGGCCGAGGTCAAGGACCACAAGTCGCACATCGTGCGCAGCGCCTGGCGCACCTACGGGCAGGTGGTGCTGCACTCCGGGCTGATCGTCTACGTGGACTCAGCGGACGAGGGGGGCCTGCGCATCCAGGGCCGCAACCTGCGCGCCGCCTGGTGCGACGAGATCGGGCTGTGGAAGAAGTGGGAGGTGGCCTGGGGCGAGTCGCTGAAGTTCGCCGTCCGGCAGGGCGTGTCCAAGATCATCGCCACCGGCACCCCGAAGGTCTCGATGAGCGCACGCAAGCTGATCCGGTCGCTGATCCGCGACGAGCCCGAGCACGGCGGCGTGATCACCCGGCGGCTGCGCACCATCGACAACATCGCCAACCTGTCCGAGGCGTTCTACCGCGCCGTGGTCGGCGCGGCGCGCGGCACCCGGCTGGAGCGCCAGGAGCTGGAAGGCGAGCTGCTGGATGACGTCGCCAACGCGCTGTGGACCCGCGAGCTGATCGAGGCCAGCCAGTGCCCGGCCGTGGGCGAGGAAGGCGGGCCGCCCTGGCTGACCCAGGTCTTCATCGGCGTGGACCCGAGCGACGGCCGGGAGGACTCCGACGAGCAGGCGTACACCATCGTGGCGCGCGGGCTGATAGATGACCCGCACCTGTACGTGATCGAGAGCTGGGGCGGGCAGGAGAGCCCGGTCATGTTCGCCAAGCGGGTGATCAAGAAGGCCCAGGAGCTGGACGCCACGCTGGTGGTCGAGAAGAACCACGGCGGCGGCTGGCTGAGCGCCACGTTCGAGCAGGTGATGAAGGAGACCGGCCGGTGCAAGTACCGCGAGGTGCACGCCAGCCAGGCCAAGCGGACCCGCGCCGAGCCGGTGAGCGCGCTGTACGAGCGCAAGATCGTCCGGCACTGCCAGCGGCAGGTCACCTACCAGATCACCGACGCCAGGACCAGCGAGCGGATCTGGCACACCGACACCGAGCGCTTCGTGGAGCTGGAAGACCAGATGTGCAGCTTCACCGGGGCGGCTGGTGAGCGCTCCCCCGACCGGCTCGACTCCCTCGTCTGGGGCTGCTACCCGTTCCTGGACACCTGGTTCGGCCCGCCGGTAGCAGGCGGCAAGCGCGAGTGGATACGCGCCGATGACCTGAACACCGGCACCGACGTGACCGGTCACCTGGCCGACTCGACGTTCAGCCCGACCGGCACCAGGGCGCAGCGCAGGCTGGCCGAGGCTCACGGGGGAGCCTACGATGGCGGCAGTGACTGGTCCCTGGATACGTTCGCCCCGGCCGAGGATGACACCCCGGACGGGCAGAGCCCCAACCGGCGGGAATGGAAGTAGCTGATGCCGCCTCGCCAGAACGCCACCGGCACGCTCGCGCAGGTGCTGAAGCTGCCGGACCTGAAGGCGACCAAGGGCCAGCTCCTGGGACCGGAGATCGGCACGCAGTTCGACTGGGGCCAGCGGCTATTCGCCTACTACGGCGAGGGCGACGTCTTTGACTACGGCGAGTGGTCAAGCCGGGACATGAAGGTGATGTTCAGCCGCGACGGGCTGTGCTCAGCCGTCGAGGCCGCGCTGACCCTGCCGATCCGCGAGGCCGACTTTGACATCACCGGGGCCAAGGGCGACAAGGGCGAGCTGGAGCTGGCTACCAGCGTCCTGCTGACGCCGGACCACATCGGCGGCATGAAGACGCCCAACGTGGACCTGATCGGCCAGATCACGTCCGGCCAGATCTACCGGCGCGCGTTCTTCGAGAAGGTCTGGAAGATCCGCGAGAGCGACGGCAAGATCATCTACGACAAGATCGCGTTCCGGCCGAGCGCCACCTGCCAGGCCCGCTACAACGCCAAGACCGCCGCGCCGCACGGCTTCCGCCAGCAGGTGTGGCTGTTCGGCGGGCAGCTCATGAGCACGGCGTCCAAGCAGAAGGTCCCCGGCTACGTGGACATCCCGCACGTCCGCAGCTTCATCTACACGCACGGCAAGCACCGCGAGCCGCTGACCGGCGCGTCGGAGATGGAGGTCAGCTACTGGTGCTACCAGACCAAGATGAAGCTGCTCTACCTCTGGTACCACTTCCTGGAGACCCAGGCGCTGCCCCGCGTGGTCGTGTACGGGCCGGACCAGCCGTCCGCCAACAACCGCGCCGACTCGATCGCCTCGCTGAAGTCCTCGGGCGTGGTCGGCATGGAGCAGCCGCAGGCGGGCCAGAAGGCGTTCGAGATGATGGAGAACAGCGGCGACGGCGGCAAGTTCTTCGTGGAGGCGCTGAACTTCCTGGAGGGCTGGCAGGTGCACTCGGTGCTGGCCGGTTTCATGGCGCTGACCAGCTCGGCAACAGGCGGCAAGGGCTCCTACGCACTGAGCCAGGACCAGTCCAGCTTCTACCTCAAGTCCCGGCAGGGCGTGGCTGCCGAGATCGCGCAGGCGTACTCCAACCAGGTCATCATGCCGCTGACCGTGCTCAACTTCGGTCCCGAGGCCGCGATCCCGCAGGCCAAGTTCGGCCCGCTCCAGGATGAGCAGGAGCAGGCGCTGCTGACCCTGTTCGGCCAGATCGTGGCGGCACCCGCGCTGCACATCCCGATCCAGGTGGTGGACCTGATCACCGAGCGGATGGCCTCGGTCCTCCAGCTCGACGTGGACCAGGTGCACGCCGCGCTGATGTCCACCTCCAGCCAGCGGGCCGAGCAGTTGCAGGCCCAGCCGCCGCCCGGCATGCCGCCCGAGGCCGCCGGGGCGCTCGGCGGGCTCCAGGGCCTGGCGGGCGCGGGCGTTGCCATCGCCAACCGCGCGGCCGGGCGTCCGCAGGGCGCGCAGATGCGACCGCCGCCCGGAGCGCCGCTGGCCCCGGCACAGCAGCGGACACCGCCTGCTAAGCCGCCGAGTGTCCCGCCGCCCGGACGGCTGGCGTGAGCACCCCGCAGCAGCCGCCACCGGAGCCGCAGCAGGACGCGGCGGCTGACGCGGCGGCGGTGACGGCCATCGCCACCGCGCTGGTCGGCGCGGCCAGCGCGGTCGCCGCGCTGACCATGCTCGGCGGCGCGGCGCTGGTCACCTGGAAGGTCAGCCGGGGCGCGATGCGGGCCGCGCTGGAGGTCGTGATGGCGATGCCGCCCGAGCAGACCGGGGTCGCGGGATCGGCCACGATGAACGCCAGCCGCACCAACCTGATCCGCCGCGCCCAGTTCGCCCTGGCCGCAGCCCGGCGGCTGACCAGGGACATGGTTGAGGCCCGGTCACGCGGGGAGGCAGTGATAAAGGCGCTCGCGGCTGGGATGGCCCGCGAGCGCCTTTATTTCGGCCAGCACCGGGACGCCATCTGGCAGCGTGCCCAGGCGGCCATGCAGGTGGACATGGCCGCGTGGACCTGGGGCGACATGCTCGGCTGGAACACGGTGCTCGACTCCCGGACCAGCGCCGACTGCCGGGCCGCGAACGGCGCGAACTTCCGGGCCAGCTCGGTGCCGCTGATCGGCTACCCCGGCTCGGTGCACCCGCACTGCCGGTGCTACGCGGGGCCGCCGCGCATCGGTGCGAGAATGCTACCCAGCACCAGTCCCGAGCCAGCTATGGCGGGAGTGTGAGCCATGTCCGAGCAGCCGCAGGGACCTCCCCGGTTCCACCGGGCCATCTCCACCGGCCCGATGAAGCAGCGAACATCGGCCAGCCTGCGCAAGCTGGCCGCCGACATGGCCGATGCCTACCCCGAGATGGCGGTGCACGACCACCTGCGGGACGCGGCGCGCGAGCTGGACGCCGGGCGCACGAATAGCTCCCAGCGTCACCTGAACGCCGCGATCTTCGGGCTCCAGCCGGTCCAGCTCCGACGCCACGGCGTGCACGATGACGCCGGGCACATGCGCGGCAAGGCGTTCATGCAGCAGGCCCACCGGCACCTGCTGCTGGTCAAGGACATCGAGGACATTCACGGGTCCAACCGGGCTATCGGCCAGGAACGCCGCGACGAGCGGGACCAGCAGGCCCAGGAGAGAGCCATGCGCACATCATCAGCACCGGCACCGCCGCCGATGAACGTCGCCGCAAGCTGGGGCGATGTGCTGGGCGCGATCGAGCTGGCCGCCGTGCCCCATCATGAGACGGCGGCTGGCAGGCGGGCGCTCCAGAAGAAGGGACAGACCGCGTACGGCACCAGCTACCCGATGCCGAACGTGAGCTACCTGCACAAGGCGCTGAAGGCGGTCGGCCGGGTCGCGCCGGGCAAGCGCGGAGTGCTGAAGCGTGCCATCCAGAAGAACGCGAAGCGGATGGGCGTGGCGCACCACCTGAAGGGCACCTGGGCCGAGCCCGGTGCTAAGACGATGGGCAGCGAGTTCAACCTGGCCGCGTACGGCATCGAGGACCGCTTCGTGGTCGAGCTGCGGTACAACCCGGATGAGGTGCGCGACCGGCACGGCCGGTGGCAGGGTGTCCCCGGCATGATGGCGGGCACCGCGAGCATGAAGATGGCCCGGCGAGCCGGGCTGATCAGGGCACTGGGGGCCAGCCAGTCGGCCGGGCGCAGCGAGAAGAAGCGCAAGCTGTCCATGGCGCTGCACCTGAAGATAGCGGGCGCGGCGCACAGGCGCGGCGATTTCGCTTCCGAGGCCAACCACCGGGAGCAGGCCCGCCAGCTCGCCACGGCGCAGTTCTCCAACGAGGTCGATCTGGCGTTCCGCTTCAGGCACGGCTGGATCAAGATCGGCGGGGGCATCGAGGCGCAGAAGAAGGCCGAGGCCGCCAGGGGGGCCGGGCCGCCGATCACGATCCGGGGCAAGAAGTACAAGTTCGTGGAAGGCCCGCCGTCCCTGCGCTTCCCCAGGACCCCGACGCATCACTTCGTCCCGGCGTCCGGCGGGTCACTGGGCAAGCTGTTCCAGGCTGGCTCGGCCACCGAGGCGGCGGCAGCGGGCACCGGCCTGCCGCTGGAGAGCCGGGTCAGGAGCATGAGCCCGAGGAAGCAGCGGGCCTACAAGACGCTGCGGGCCAGGGGGCACTCGCACAGCCGGGCGATGGCCGTGCTGCGGAGCATCGGCAAGAGCTTTGACGCGGGAAAGGCCGTGCCCCCGGCTGGCTTTGCCACGCCTACCGGGGCCGCGCCCTTTCGCGTTGTAGAGCTGTTCAACCCGGCTGGCAACCCTGGCCAGGCCCGCGCGGGTGCCGGTATCGCTACCGGCGGGCAGTTCATCAAGGGCAGCAGCGGCGGGGCAGCCCAGAAGAAGCCCGCGCAGAAGTCAGCGAATCAGCAGGCGAAGTCTGCGCTGCTCGCGGCCATCGCCAATGACCGGGCCAGGATCGAGACGCTGCGCCGGATACTGAAGGCGCTCGCCAGCGGCCGGATCACCGCGCTGGACGCCCGGAACAAGGCCACCCAGGCGGGCCAGATCGGCAAGGCCGCCACGTCCACCCCGGCCAAGAAGGGCGCACCGGCCAAGAGGGGCGCGGCAGCCATCTCGGCGGCGGGTGCCAGGGCCAAGACCGGGAAGGCGGCGGGAGCCAAGAAGGCGGCCGGGCCGCTGTCCGCCGCGTCCGAGGCGGCGGCCATCAACCGGCAGATCGGCACCTACGCGAGGGAGATCGCCAGCTACACGAAGCGGGCTGCCGCGCTGTCCTGGGAGGACGTGACCGACGCCATCGAGCTGGCAGGCCCGAAGGGCTACCGGCACGGCTGGATCAAGGACCCCGCGCAGATGCCGATCTCGGCCCTGACCGGCAAGCACGTCTCCCGGCACGAGGCAGCGGGCATGGCCAGCATGCTCGGGGCCAGGCGCGGCCACGTCAGCGGCGGGCACGTCAGCAAGCAGGCGATGCGCAACGAGGCGGTAACCGGCGTGGCGGGCATCCCCGGCCCGTTCGGCAGGCACCTGTCCGGCAAGGAGGCCAGGGGCTTCAGCGCGATGTTCGGCGGTGATGCGCGCAAGCAGAAGCTGTACGCGAAGCTGCGCAAGGGCGGCGCGTCCCACAGCAAGGCGCAGGCGGTGCTGGCCAGGGCCAGGAATCTCGCCACGCCGCTCGATCTGGTCGGGCCGAAGGGCTACATCCACGGCTGGATCAAGGTGGACCCGACCAAGTTCGCGGCCGGGCTCCAGCCCGGCTCGTTCGAGCACCTGCGCGCGATCGAGGATCTGGGCGCGAAGGCGGTCAGCTCCGACACCGCGCCGGGCAACAGGTCATCGACCTTGCAGACCGCGCTGCACAACCTGGCTCACTCGCTGGCCGGGCGGGACATGAAGTCGGCGCGGATACACCTGGAGGTCGCCAAGCAGGCGAACGTCACCGAGGCCAACGGCATGTGGACCAGGGACCTGGCCGAGCTGGAGAAGCAACTGGACCGGGTGCCGAAGCAGGCCACCGGCTGGCGGGAGCGGACCTACAGCCCGATCTCGCGCCGGGCAGCGCATCCGGGTCACTACGTCGGCACCCGCCTGCCGTCCAACCCGACGCGCGGCGCGCTGCGCATCCCGCAGATGGAGACCGTCTCATCCGTCAGCCAGTTCGCCGCCGAGCTGTCCGCGCAGACGGGTGTGCTCAGTGTCACACCGGCTCCGCGCGGGAAGCCCGGCGGTCCCGGACTATATGACGTCAAGGGGCTCGGTCACACCCCGTACCTCCAGCAGATCGTCAAGGCACTGATCGAGAAGCGCGGCATGTCCGAGGACAAGGCGTACGCGATTGCCCGAGCGGCAATCCGGCGCTGGGCAGCGGGCGGCGGCAAGGTGCACCCCGAGGTCAGGGCTGCGGCTGGCAAGGCCGAGGCCGGTGAGCTGGAGAAGCAGGCACGGGCGAAGGCAGCATGACCGAGCTGCTGGAGTGGTTCACCGGCCCGGATGAGCTGGAGCTGGGCTGGCGGTTCGACCCGTTCGAGAAGCGCGACGAGCGCGGGCGCTGGACCAAGGGCGGCGAGGCGTACACCGCGCCGGACCCCGACCGGCTGATCCTGGCCAAGCGGCGCGGGTCCTACTACTACCGCACCCCCGCCGATCACCCGTTCTTCAAGGAGCACCCGGTCAGCGCGGCCAACGTGGTCGCCGCCTACGACGATTCCGATGCCCAGGAGCGCGCCCAGGGGATGCGCTGGTACGCCGACGCGCACAACCTGGCCGCCAAGATGGACCAGGGAGACATCGAGAAGAACGCGGGCGTGATCGCCGCCCTGTCCCCGCAGACCGGCTGGGCGGTCAACATGTTCAACGCCGACCGGTCGCTGGACGAGAACCGGGCGCTCGGGCCGGGCGAGGGCATGATCACCGGCTCGATGCAGGCCAACGCCCAGGAAGCCATCGACGGCATGGACGCCGACGAGGCCAACAACAGCTCCAAGACCAAGGCGTTCGCCCGGCTGATCCGCGCGGGCGGTGACGAGCCGGACGATCACCTCGGCCAGGTGGTCATCGACCGGCACGCGATGACCGTGGCTATGGACGAGCGGCTGCCCAAGAAGGAAGCCGACAAGGCCCCGATCGGCAAGGACCGCTACTACCAGTACGTGGCCGACACCTACCGCAACGCCGCCCTGGAGATCAGCGCGCGGGGCACGCCGGTCAGCCCGCACCAGGTGCAGGCGATCACCTGGCTGCGCCAGCAGCGGATCAACGAGGCCGAGGACGAGGCCGCGCACGAGCTGTCCTCATCGGTGGCCGCCAGCCGGGGCGGACGGCGGCTGTCCAAGGGCCGGTCCACCATGCTGCGCAACGCCTGGGACAAGTGGCAGGCGGAAGCCGCCCGGCACGGCTACACGCTGGTGCCCGGCACCACCGGGCTGCTGACCGAGCAGTTCTCGAACGTTCAGGAAACTGAACGCCTGCTGTCCGCCCAGGTGCTTGACATGGGCACCGGCTGGCTGCACGAGGAACGGGACATCACCGGCCGGTGGACCCACGGCGGCGGCGGGCTGGAGTCGCACGCGGCCAGCCTGGAGCGGCACGGCTACCGGGGGCGGTTCGAGGGCTACGACCCGCAGATCCCGTCGATGGAGGCAGCCGACCAGCGCAAGCCGCTGAACTTGCCGGGACGGCCTGACGGTGCCGGTACCCCCGAGGACCCGATCGACGCCCAGGGCGACATGGGCCGCGCCGTGGACCTGATGGCGGCTGGCAGCCACGTCCGGCTGAGCAGCCCGGCCGAGATCAAGCCGCTGCTCGACGCGGTGAACGCGAAGGCCAGCGCGCAGGGCTACACGCGGGACAACGAGCCGCCCTGGGACCTGGGCCTGGTCAGCGTCAAGGGCACCCGGCTGTTCAACGAGCAGACCCTGGGCATCCCGCGCACCGACATGCCGCAGCTCAACGGCCCGGCCCGGCCCGGCTCCGAGGCGGCGCTGCTGGCGGGCGGGGCCAACAAGTTCATCGAGCTGGACCCCGAGTTCCGTGACCAGCTCAGGCGCGACGGCATCGACGTCAAGAACGAGCGCGTACCGGCCGGTAACCTGCGCGCCACCCAGACCCAGCTCACCGCCGCGACGGTGGCGGGCATCACGGCGGCGGCCGAGAAGAACGTCCCGGCCGTGCGGAAGATGCTGAAGGAGCCCATCTGGGTCACCAGCGACAACTACGTGATCGACGGGCACCACCGATGGGCGTCAGATGAGGCGCTGGCGTACGCCGGGCTCGGGCCGAAGGAGATCGAGGTCCAGCGGATCGGCCTGCCAGCCCGGCTGGCCATCCCCTACGCCATCTCCTTCGCTGTCGGCATGGGCATCGGCGGCCGGGCGCTGGGCAACGCCAGGCTGGTCGAGGGCGCGAACACGGACAGCGAGCCGCTGATCGACATGGCGTTCAACCCGGACCAGCTCCGCGATGACCGGGGGCGCTGGGCGAAGTTCGGCGCGGTAGGCGAGGCCGCCGACATCATGCGCCAGAACCGCGAGGGCTTCAGCGTCAGCCTGCATACCGGCGGTGAGCCGAAGACCGGCTACATGGTGGCGCAGACCGATCACACGCACGTCTTCCCCGAGTCGGTCCTGGACGATCGCAAGGCCCTGACCCGTGCTATTGACGACATGCTGATGTCCGAGAAGTCGGCCTTCAGGGACCGGAGCACGTTCCTCGGCGGGTGGGTACACGGCGGTAAGCTATGGCTGGAGCCGAGCGACAACATCACCAGCAAGTCCGAGGCGGTGCGCGCGGCAGCCGAGCGCAACCAGATCGCCATCTGGGACGTGAACAACGGCGCGGAGATCCAGACTGGAGGAACCGGTGGCGGAAGCATCATCGAGCACGCCAACGCCGAAGGTGATCGTGCCTATCCCGCCTGGCTACTGGGACCTCCCGGAGGACGAGCGGCTGGCGGCAGCGGAGAAGATAGCCGAGCAGGTCCAGGCGGGATTGACGCACCGCTCCTAGACCTCGCGTTCCATCCCGATGAGCTGCGTGACTTCCGGGGACGCTGGACCAGGGGCCGCACCGAGCAGATGCACATCGGCAAGCTGCTGCGCGCGGCGGCTGTCCCGTTCGTCGGCCCGCCGATCCCGAATGAGCAGGAGCTGGATACGGCGGTCGTGGCCGAGACGACCAAGGCGGCGAACATCATCCCGCGCCTGCTCGGCGGCAGTCACGAGGAATGGGACGGTGAAGCCAGCCTCTACCGCAAGGAGTCCAAGCCGCACATCCTGGCCGAGATGGAGTGGAACGGCACCTTGTCCATCGCGGACAACGTAGCCGCCGCGATCAAGGACGCCAGCGACCGCCCGGACGATCCCGTCCGCTACCCCGATGCGTTCGAGGTGCTGGCGCACGAGATGATCCACGGCGTGGTCCCGGCGGGCACGGCGAAGGCCAACGAGAAGGCGTACCAGGTCTTCGCCGTATCCCAGATCGAGGAAGGCTTCACCGAGCTGGGCGCGATCCACCACGCTCCCGAGTTTTTTGACCAGATGGGCATCGGGGACCGGCAGGCCCGGACGTTCCCCGGTCACACCGTGAAGGAGATGGCCGAGACCATCAACAACCCGGACGAGATCCACAACGGCAACGCCTGGGGGCACTACCCGTCGCAGACCAAGGACGCCCAGGACTGGGTGCAGCAGGTGGTCCAGCAGGAGAACCTGATCCTGGACAGCCCGCAGGGCAGGGCGCGGATCGTTGAACTGGCTAACCAGGTGAACCGCCAGGGAGCATCCGGCAAGGTCCAGGCCATGGCGGCGCAACTCGCCCTGGCGATGACCACCGACGAGCCGAAGATGCGCGCGGACAAGGCGTTCATGGACCAGATGGCCAGCACGATCACCGAGAGCATCCTTCAGCAGTGGAACACCGATAACCCGGAGGGCGCGGCCAGGCAGGCGTTCAGGTCAGCCAAGAGCGCGGCCTTCCAGCAGGTGGTCGAGAAGCAGCGCGAGATGGCGGAAGCGGCATGACACCAGACGGGCAGCGGGCACTCAGCATCGCCAAATGGGCCTGGGAAGACCCGGCGGGCCGGGTCGCCAGCGCGCTCAGCCAGGTGCGCGAGATGGCCATCGCCGCGACCGGCGCGGAGCTGCGCGAGATCCAGGATGCGGGCGTGATGCTTTCCAGATTGGCCGGGACGCTGGATACTGGACCCGTGGTCGGAGAAGGCACGCTCCTGGGGCAGTTGGCGGGTGACACCATCACCAGCCAGCTCATCGACCTGGCCAACGAAGCCTGGCGCACCGAACGACGGGGCAAGGGCGGGAAGTGGGTCGGCCCCGGCGGCGCTGTCGGCACGGAAGCCAAGCGGGCGGCACGGCTGCGGCGGATACAGGCCGCCCAGTCCCGCCACGCCAGCAGCACCGGCAGTCTCGGCGCGGGCAGTGACGTCTCCGACGAGCACCTGCGCCAGCTCATCCAGCAGGAGCTGGCCAAGCAGATCAAGGTCCCGGCGGACATCGCGCCCGAGAACAAGGCGGCCGAGGTTGCCTACCAGGTCAGCGGCAAGGTGCAGCCGACCAGGCGCGAGCAGCTTATCCACCAGCAGCTCATCGCCACCCAGGTCGCGCCGCTGGCCGAGAGCAAGGCCCAGCAGGCGGTGGCCCAGGCCCAGCAGCTCGTAAGCCAGAAGCTGGCAGAGGCCAAGAAGGAAGAAGACACCTGGGCGGGCCGCAAGGCCAAGATGAAGCTCGCCACCGAGGCCGGTCTTGCCGTCACGGGCGGTGCCCTGGCCTATCTCGCGGTGAAGTCGGGCGCTCCCGAGATCCTGCCGATCATCGCCACGGTGGGTCCGTTCCTGATCCAGACCATCATCGAGTTCTTTAAGAAGCTGTGATGGCGACCGTCAAACCAGAGGATCGCCAGTACCTCATCGACGTGTGGACAGAGCTTCTGGTGAGCAAGGGCATGGACGAAGAACGCGCCGAGGAATTTGCCACCGAGGTTACGGATCAGGCCATCGCGCAGCAGCAATCCTGAAGATTCCTGCATACCGGGTCATGCGTTCCTGGACGCGGCAGCCTACGATGGCCTTCAAGTAGACGTTGAGAGTCTAGGAGGCGTCATGGCCTCACGGCAGGCTGCCATCGCAGCACTAGCCGTACGCGGAGTGAGCAACCCCGAGCATCTAGCCGCCTACATCGCCAGCCGCACCAGGGGCAGCAGGGTCGAGCTGGCCACCCCGCGATACCCGGTCACGTCGCCCGGCGACGTCCTGATCGGCCGCAGCGCAACCGGCGGCGCGTCGATCCGGCACCGCAGGGGCGGCACGCTGATCGGGGAGATCAGGGACGAGGACGGCTGGCGGGCGGTCTACGGCGGCAAGACGTCCACCCGGCCGCATGTGCACCAGCGCGGAGCCCTGGCCGAGCTGCTGGGCCTGTGGAACCGGGGCACCGACCAGCCTGCTGACGGGGCGCTCCAGCCGCCGCCGGTCCAGACGCCGCTGATGGAGCAGTACGGGGTGCCCGCTATCAACGCCCTGGCCACGCCCGCGCGCTCAGCCGGTGACGGCGCTCGGGTCACCATGGCCAACGGCGGCAAGGAGCCCGACGCCGACGACAACGAGTTGTCACCCAAGGGCCTGAGCATCAGGAAGAAGCTGAAGGCCAAGGGCTGGGACCACGCCAAGGCGCACAAGTTCGCCAAGCGCGCCCAGTCGTTCGGGGCACCCTCATGACCGCTTTCGCCGCGCTGCTGACCCCGTTCGACCGGGGCACTGCGATCGAGCTGGGCAACAAGCTCTGGCGCAAGCGGGTGCTGCCGATCGGGGACATCCAGTACCAGGGCCGCACGCTGCACTTCACGCCGGGCTACCTGGCGGGGCTGGCAGAGGCGTTCCGCAGCCGGGCGTATGACCAGGTGTCCTTCCAGCTCGCGGACGCGGGCAACAGTCATACCAATGACCCGGAGCGTCATCGCGGCACGATCGTGGACATGCAGACCGAGCCGGACGGGCTCTATATCACGCTCGACCCGACCCCGGCTGGCGAGCAGGTGCTGAGGGAGAATCCGTACCTGGGCGTATCGGCGCGGATAGTCGAGCAGTACCAGCGCGCGGACGGGAAGTTCTACCCTGCCGCCGTTCAGCACGTGCTCGGGACACTGGACCCGCGCATTCCGGGCCTCGGGGCCTGGCAGACCATCGAGGCGGCCAACACGCCGTCACTCGTTATAGACCTCACCGGATCGAGTTACGCCGGACAGGAAGTGGAGACCATGCCCGAGCAGATGAACCCCCAGCAGCAGGCCAACCTGAGCAAGCTGCTCAACATGGACCCGGCTGCCCTGGACCGGCTGCTCGGGCAGCAGCAAGCCCCGCCTGCTGGTAACGGCAGCACGCCGCCCGCACCGCCAGCCGATGACGAGCTGACCGACGCCGAGCTGGCCGACCTGATCGCCGCCCTGGACGATGACGAGCTGGCCGCCGTCGAGGCCGGGCTTGACGCCGACACCGCCGATGCCATGCAGACCACCGGCCTGACGGCCGAGGCGCAGATGGCCATCGACCTCGCCAACTCCCGCGCGGATGAGACCGAGCGCCAGCTTGGCGTCTTCCAGACGCGGTTCGAGGCGCAGACGTTCGATGTGGAGAAGCGGCAGCTCGCGGATCTCGGCGTGCCGCCCTACATCACCGACCTGGCCCGGCCGGTGCTCCAGGGCTCCGGGCACACCATCGACCTGGCCAACGGCCAGCGGGTGGACGTCGGCCAGGTCATGCGCAAGGTGCTGAGCGAGTACGCCAAGATGGCGCAGATGCTCGACCTGGGCGCGGAGCTGGGCACCCCGATGGACGAGCCGCCCGGCGCGCAGCCGAGCGCGGAGCAGACGGCGCGCAGCGAGGTCATCGACCGCGCCAGGCAGCAGATGGGCCTGTAGCCGATGGCCAAGTACATCCTCACCACGGCAGCGCAGGTGGCGTTCGTCAACTACCTGCAACCCGGCCGTGTGCACGTCAAGGGGCAGACCGTGGACCTGTCGCCAGCCGAGGTCACCGCTCTCGGGGCTGGCAACATGCGGGCGGTCGCCACCGCCACCGTCCACGACCAGCAAGGTGAAGCTGTCGGCGTATCGAACGGCTCTTAGGAGGAACGATGGCAGGAGCCCTGCCGCACTACAAGGTTGGCCCGTCCAACTACCAGGTGTTCGGCCTGATCTACGGCGGTCAGTGGGTCATGCACCACTCGATCACGCCGGGTACCACAGACCTGACGGTGGCGCTTGCGACACCCTCGGTCAACTACGCGCTCGGCGTGGCCGGAAGTGATGCCGCGCCCATCTCCGTCCAGACCGGCCTGCCGAACACCTACGGCCAGCCGCTGATTGACATCTCCGTGCTGACTGACTACGTGGCGGTCTACTACGGCGGCGTGGACATCTTCTGCTGGTACTCAGGGGCGGCCTACGTCGGCCAGCCGCTGATGATCAGCGCGGTCGGCGGCAACGCCGGGACCGTGGTCGCCTACGCGGCTGGCACGGCTGACCTCATCGTCGCTCGCTGCACGCACCCCGGCGGCATCTCAGCCGGGATGCTCACCCAGCAAATCGGCGGCCAGGGCGGCGCGTCCTACTTCTTCGGCCGCTGCCGAGTCGAGATTTGAGGGAGTGAGTCATGCCGACTGGTGCCAGGAGCTATAGCGATGCACCACGGATCACCGTCAACGAGCTGCTGAAGGACCCGCTGGTCATCCCCCAGCTCATCCTCGATATCACGCGCAACGAGTTCGTCATGGACTCGGTGCTGCGGTCGGGCGGGGCGGCACCATCCGGCGCGGTCAGGTACGCCGAGAGCACGCCTCTGTACGCCGACGACTACCCGGAGATCCGGCCTGAGTTCGGTGAGGTCCCGATCGTGCCGACCAGCGTCGGAATCCCGCGAGTGGTCTTCAGCCACGAGCGCGCGATGGCGATCATGGTCTCCGATGAGATGCGCCGCCGTCAGGCCATCGACCCGGTGACCCGCCAGCTCTTGCAGGTCAAGAACACGATGGTCTACTCGTGGAACACCGCCTTCTACTCGGCGGTAGTCTCCAACGCCTCGATCCAGACACTCGCCGTGGCGAACGCCTGGGCCAGCGCGGCTGCGACCATCCGGGCCGACATCATGCAGGCGGTCTACCTGATCGAGAACGCCAACATCGTGTCCCCGAGCGGCGTGACGCAGTGGCTCGGATTCGAGGCCGACACGCTGATCATCAACCACGGCACCAAGAACACGCTGCTCCAGAGCGCCACGTTCGCCGCGCCGTACATCGGTGACATCGCCAGCGAGAACCTGCTGTACACGGGCACGCTCCCGCAGCAGATCCTCAACCTGGACGTGATGGTCTCCCGCCAGGTCCCGGCGGGCAACGCGCTCATCATGCAGCGCCAGCGGGCGGGCTTCTTCGCGGACGAGCTGCCGTTCATGGCAGGCCCGCTCTACCGCGACGAGCCGCGCAAGACCTGGCGGTCGGACACGCAGCGCGCCGCTGCCATCGGCCTGGACCAGCCGCTGGCCATCGTGCTGCTGAGCGGAGTCTGATGCCCCCGCAGACACGGCCAGGCGCAGGACGCCCAATGCCGGTCATCAACGAGGCATCGGAGATGACCCCGCTGTCCGAGGCCGAGCGCGAGGTGATGAACAAGCTGCTCGCGCGGGAGAGCCAGGTGCAGACGCCTGCCTCCAGGCCCGGCGACCCGTACATCGCGCTGATCAACCTGAACGTGCCCCGGCGCGGGACTGACCCGCTGCGCGGCTCGGACCTGGTGATGGCGGGCGAGACGGTCAATCTCACGCCCGAGGAAGCGGCTGGCTACATGCGGCACGGGCCGGGAGACGGACGCAGGGTGCCGGTTATCCGGCCCGCGACCGGCCCGAAGTCCAGCAGCGAGGCACCGCAGCGTGTCCCCCCACGCGCGGTCTCGGGGGCGTTGCGGCAGCCCGCAACGCCCGCTCCGGGCTCGGGCATGCCGCTGCCCGACCCGGCTGGCGCATCCGCGATCCTCCAGCAGGAGGTCCCGGAGACCGGTGAGCCGGTGCCGGGCAGCGAGAACAGCGACGGTGACCCCGGCGCGGGCGGCACGTACGTCAGCGCCGAGGACATCCTGCCCGAGCGCACCCGAGCGAGGGCAGCGCAAGCTCAGGCCGGGAGGTAACCGCTCATGCCGCCACTGGTGCCAGCCAACGTCTTCGCCCCGTGCCCGCGCTGCAACATACTGCGGACGCTCATCGGCACCGGCACGGCCTACCTGTGCGGCGCGTGCGAGTGGGCGTTCACGGCGAGCACGGTGGCCCCGACCGGGACCGGCACGGGCGCGGTGACCACCGCATCGACCGCGATCACCGTGGCCAGCGGCGGCGCGGCCTTCACCAACGGCATGTCGCTGCTGTACGACACGGCGGCTAACGCCGAGATCGTCCGGGTCAGCGGCGTGCCGACCGGCACGTCGGTCCCGGTGGCCAAGTTTTACCGCGCGCACGGCGGCGGCGCTGCGTTCGGCCAGCTCCTGCTCACCCCGTCGCAGCTCGCCTCCGAGCGGGTACCGCCAGCGGCTGGCTGGGGCTTCTGATGGCGCTGAACAAGTACGTCCTGACCGCCACCGTGACGGTTGCCCCAGGCACGGCCTCCACGCTGGTCGCCGGGGAGCCCGGAACCGGCGGCGCGGCTGGCTTCGGCAACGCCAGCACCACCGGAGGCCCGCTGTACCCGGCGACTTTCGTCAAGAACACGGCGATCGTGCTCGACCCGGCGAGCCCGCTGTACACCGCGATCGGGGCCGGGAACCTGCGAGCCTACGTGCAGGGCCAGGACGATGTTGGCCACGCCGCGCTCGGGAATTTAGGAGGGCATGATGGCTGTCTCGACACCTGCGGTCCCGCTCACCACGGTCGTGGTGACCAACACCACCGGCCAGTATGTCTCGGTCGCCATCGTCGGCGGCACTATGACCAACGTGAGCATCAACGGGGTGACCGCTGGCGCGGGCGCGGGCAACTACTCGCTGCCGCCCGGCGGCACCATCTCGATGACCTATACGGTCGCGCCCACCTGGACCTGGACCGCGCCGATCG